TATTTTGATGGACTCTGGAAACAATGCGAACATTCGACCAAATCTGCGAATGTACTATTTAGAAACCATCTTGCCTATTGTTAAAAAAATGAACAAAGCCTACTCACGATTTTTTGGTTTTGATATAGGTGAAGATATTACAGATATTCCTGCCCTACAGCCTGAGCTGAGGGACCAAGCAACTTTTTATACTTCACTTGTAAATGCAGGAATCATAACACCCAATGAAGCTAGAGTTGCTATGAATTTTGATGAACTGCCAGATGCGGATGAAATTCGAGTACCTCAGAATATAGCGGGCAGCGCAGTAGATCCTTCTCAAGGAGGTAGACCTACTGAAAATGGAGATGATGACTAATGGCTTCACGCAACAGACTACGCCAATCTGTTAGTAAAAAACTAGCAGCACAATTTAAAGACTGGGGACTTCCTAAGGAAATTGACTACAAAAGCTACTGCGGTATTGTAGATAAGCCAGTAACTCCTAAAGAAATTCAAAAGTCTTTTTACAACTGGAGAACTGCTGTACATTCTGTTCAAACTGTAGATAAGACAGTGTTTGCTCCCAAGCCTAAAGCAGCCCCTAAAAAGGCAGAGCCCAAAAAGGAACCTGCTAAGAAAGTAGAGAGTAAGAAAGATGATGAATAAGGTATTTAACCTTACGTCTACCTTTAAAGCCCTTCACGAAGATGATGATGGGAGTGTTCATATCTGTGGTATGGCAAGTACTCATGATGAGGATCGTGCAAATGATGTTATTATGGCAGAGGCTTGGACAAAGGGTGGACTCAACAATTTTGAAAAGAACCCTATTATTCTTTTTAACCATGATTACAATAAACCTATTGGTCGAGCTACAGGTCTTAAAGTTACCGATAATGGGCTTGAGCTAAAGGCAAAAATTTCTAAATCTGCACCAGATCATGTGGCGCAATTAGTAAAAGAAGGCATTCTTGGAGCTTTTTCTGTTGGTTTCCGAGTCAAGGATGCTGATTATCTAACGGAAACTGACGGATTAAAGATTAAGGATGCTGAGTTGTTTGAGGTATCGGTAGTTTCGGTACCTTGCAATCAAGCAGCAACTTTTTCTCTGGCGAAGTCATTTGACTCTATAGAAGAGTACAATGACTTTAAGAAAACTTTCACCAATCGTGTAGATCTAGCCGGTCAGTCTCTGGCTAAGGATGAAAATTCATCGGTAGCTAGTGAAACACCGGACGAAGCGGAAATTTCCGTGAAACAGGAGATCAAAATGTCGGAAGAAGTAAAAACTCCCGAAGTCGACTTGGAAGCTTTTGCGAAGAGAGTGGCAGAAGAGACTGCTGCTAAGATTGCAATGAAGCAAGCCGAGCAAAAAGCTGCCGAAGAAAAGGCAGCACAAGAAGCTGTTGAGAAAGCCCAGGTAGAAGCCGAAGCTAAAGCTCAGCAAGAAGAAGAAGTCCAAGCAGCTATTAAAGTTGGTGTCGAGTCAGGCGCTGATCGTTTGATGGCTGACGTCGAAGCCAAAATGGCCGAGAAGGACGCAGATATGCAACAGGTCATCGAGAAGTACAAGAAGGACCTGGAAGAGAAGAGTGAAGAGCTCGAGAAGATGCGTGAGTCTAAGCGTGTATTCGCTGATCGTTCATCTAATGACCTTGAGAAGCACTCTAAAGAGTTGATGTATGCCCATATGCTGGGTGTATTCACTAATAAGGGCTGGGACACTCAGTACGGTCGCGAGACTCTTGAGAAGGCAGGTATGGACTATCCTTCTGCCAACGCAGGTCGTCCCGCACTGGCTACAAGTGTTCAAAGTGCACTTGAGAAGGAAGTTCAGTTCCAGTATCGTCTGGCTCAAGCTTTCCGTGAAATCAACATGCCTTCACAGTCAATGGTTCTGCCTCTCCAAAGCGATACGTCAAAGGCTATCTTCCACGCAGGTGGTGAGTCTGAGCGTTTCGTAGGTGGTACTGCTAACTCTGGTGCTGGTACTGGTGTAACCAACGAAGGCGGCACTGCAGGTACTTTCGACGTATCTCAGATCGTTCTTCAAGCACACCGCATGATTTCAACTACGTTCCTCGATAACCACATTGACGAAGAGATTCTTGTTAATCTTCTCCCAATGATGACCGAGAACGTTGCACGTGCACACGCTCGCGCAGTTGATGATATGATTCTGAACGGTGTAGCTTCACCTGTAATTACTGGCCTTGCTAACTTGGCTTCGCCAATTACTCTGTCAACTAACAATGATGTTTCACTGTCTGGTGGTGATCTTCTTACCGCGGCCGCTCTTCTTGAAGCGCGTTCTGCAATGGGTAAGTATGGTCTTTCACCGACTGACGTTACCTTTATCGTCTCTCAGAAGCGTTACTACGATCTGATTGCTGATGCAGGTTTCGCCGACATCACTGACGTCGGTTCTGATGTAGCTACCAAGCTTGTTGGTGCTATCGGTTCTGTTTACGGCTCCCCCGTACTCATCTCTGATAACTTCGCAGCCACAGAAACTACGTCTACTGATATTGCTTACGCAGTCAACACTTCCAACTTTGTTATTCCACGTCTCCGTGGCGTCAATGTTGAGCAGGATTACGAAGTACGCGAACAGCGTCGTCTCGTTGTTGCTAGCCAATCTCTCGGTTTCGACCGTCTGTTTGGTGGCAACTCCAACAACAACCCTGCAGCAATCGCTATCAAGCCCATTACCTAATAATAGGCTTTTTTGCAAACTGGGGAGGTACGCCTCCCCAAGTTTTTACTAATATACTTATGGCTAGAGACTTAATTACATTGCAAGAGTATAAGGATATGGAAGGTATTTCCAATCCAAAAGACGACTACAACTTAGATCGTCTTATTGACTCCGTGAGTGCATTAGTAAAAACTTATTGCGCAACAAGTTTCGTTGATTTTTTTAATGTAGACAAAGTAGAAACTTTTCACCATAAATGGGATACAAATATTGTTCAGCTAACAGAGACTCCTTTAGTTTCTGTTAGTTCCGTACAGGAAAGAGATAATTTATCTTCCGCCTACACTACACTAACAGTAGACAAAGATTATTACTTAGATATGGACACAGACAGTATTTTTCGCGTAACTTCTACTGGCGCAGAAAAATCTTGGGCACTAGGTCCCGGGGCTGTAAAAGTTACTTATCGTGCAGGATATGCAGCAGCTCCTTTAGATTTAAAACTAGCAGTAATTGATCTTGTGACATATTATGCAAGAGATGAGTACAAGGAGCGAAGAACTTTGGCAGGAGCAACTTTGCAAAACCCTGCTACAAGTCGCCAAGATAGTAGCGTAGCTTTTCCCGACCATATTAAACGCGTACTAGATTTATATAAAAACTTTTAATGAGTAGTAGTGAGTTAAAAAAAGCAACGAGATATGTAATTGATCGTGCAACTCAAAGAAAGAAAACTGTCAAAAAAACTAAAGACTCTCAAGCACGCTCAGATGCAGAAAAAGATCCTGGTCAGTTCTTTGTAATTAACAAAGAAAATGAAGCCGCAAAGATTTTAAAAATTACAGGTATCCGACTAAATAAAACTGAGCGAAACGATCTATTTAAATTATGCACTACTTACTTAGCTACAAAAGAAGCAGGAGTAAGACTAGACCCAGACGAAAAAGCTTTCTTAATGTCAAAAAAGTCGTTATTTAAGAAAAAGTCAGGAGATGCAGTATTTTTAGTAAGAAACTTTGAAGCGGTAAAAACTCAAAAGTTTAAAAATAGAAATAAAGAAGATTTAGCAAAAATTCAAGCAAATTATTTAAATAATTTAGAAAGAAGTAATAAAGCAGTAAGTGCGGCAGAAATTTCAAAAGGTTCACAAGTAGGGCACGGAGAACGAGGTATTGCAGCTTCGCAGTTCGGACTAGAAAGAGCTCTTGGAGAAGCCTCTGATAAGTTTGATTTATCTGATGCAGAAGTAGCGCAACTCAAAACAATTATATTTCAACAAAGAAAAAAATATAGAATAAAAGTCGATACTAGCCATCAGCAATTAATTAGTGCGGATGGAAAATTTAGTAAAAAGTTTGCGTTTGTATTAAGCTCTCAATACTACGAAAAGAATAAATCAGAAGCAGAATTAGAAAGACTCGCCTTTGAAGGTGCAATAGAAGATTTCGAAGTACTTGAGCAAGAGACCAGTACTCCTGCAAGAGAAGCCTTAGAACAAGTAATGCTCGAAGCTATAGCACCTTCGAAAAAATCTAAGAACACCAAAGTAGTCGGCAAAAGAAAAAAGAAGGTAAAAGAAAAAAGTAAAAGCACTAACAAAGTTAAAAAAGAAACAGAAGTTACTACTGCTTATACAGCGCAACGAGGAGTACCTCTCAGAAAAGGTAGCGTTAGAAAGACCCGAGCTAAGAGGGCTGATACTTCTATAGTGCACTTAATTGGTTTGTTCAATCAAGAAATAAACAAAACTGTAGCTAAAAATATGGGGGATCCTCGATTAAACTATAGAACGGGAAGATTTGCAGACAGCGTAAAAGTTACAGATATTACAAAAACTGCACAAGGCTTTCCTAGTATTGGATACACATATCAACGAGATCCATACGAAACTTTTGAAACTGGAAACAGACTAGGAAGTACAGATAGAGATCCCCGCAGATTAATTGATATGTCTATAAGAGAGATAGCAATTAAAATGAATATAGGAAGATTCTACACAAGGAGAGTATAAATGACGCAAAGGCTATATAGTACCAGACGAATGGCCATTATTAATGCTCTTGTAGATAAGTTAAAAGGCATAGACGGCAACGGAGGCTTTTTAACAAATATATATAATAATGTTCACCCACGTTTAAAGTTTTGGGATGAAGTAACTGAGTTTCCTGCTTTACATTTAAATGCAGGAAGTGAAACAAGAGAATATCAAGGTGGGGGCTATCGAGATAGATTTCTTACAGTCACCATCAGATGTTATGTAAACGAGGAAGATGCAGTATTAGCCTTGGAAAAATTATTAGAAGATGTAGAGACAGTAATTGAGACTAATAGTCGACTTACTTACATTGATCAACAAGGCAAATCACAGTCAACTCACCAAATTTCCATCATTAGCATAGATACTGATGAAGGAGTACTAGAGCCACTAGGAGTAGGAGAAATGTTGCTAGAGGTTCGATATTAGAAAATACTGACACGAATCAAAGGATTCACGTTCAAGTCTTTTCAAGTCTCATAGGAGAAACACTATGTCAGCAAATTTGCAACTGAGTAGAAATACTCATGTATTCCTAGAGAAAACACAGGCAGCATATTCAAGTCAAACTGCTGATTACCTGTGGCAGATTCCTGTTCTCGACGGATACTCTTTTTCTCAAGCGGTAGCCACTTCCGAAGTGACTCTGAATGAAATGGCACGAAATTCTGATCTGAACACTCGTCGAGCTCGAGCAATGTTTAACGACGCTCTTGAGCCTGCAGAATGGTCGTTCACTTCATACGTTCGTCCCGCTAATAATGGACAATCTGTTGATGAAGCTCTCTGGGCTAATATGCTCGGTAATGTCTACTATGACGGAACTAACTCGTAAAATACAACTACTGGTTCTCCCGT